TACCTGTAACAGTACCACCTTGGTCACCTTTTAATTGGTGTATATCTGCATGTATTCTACCATTGTGAACATAATTTTTTATTGATTCAATAAAAGTATTACTTAGTTTCTCTAGCCTTCTTGCCGTTGCTATACTTCTTAAAAATTTATTTTTGTGATTTGTTAAATAGTTTTTTGTGAATGATGGTTTCTTTGTTTTTTCTGTTCTAGCATAATCTGTAATACCTAAACTGTCACAAACTTTTGCAATACTAGAAGCAGCCCATAACTCAGGATAAAAACCAACCTCTTGTTTAACTCTTTCTTTGCAGGTGTCTATTGTTCTTTTAAATTTGCTTTCCAAAACATCTATGTGGTTTTCATCTATTCTTACACCTTTCCACTTCATGTCTACGATAACAGGTAATGCTTTAGTTTCTAACGCAACAATTTGATCTAAGTCTTGTGCTACTATTTCTTTTTTAAGTTCTTGCCAAAGTAATAAAGTTATCTCTGCGTCCCTCTCTGCATACTCACCCACATACATAGCAGGTAGTTTGTACATTTCTGCTTTTGGATCTACACCCCAGTCTTTTGCAGATTGTTGTAAAATAGTTTCATTCTTTCTCATGCCTGTGTAATCAAAAGCTACAGAATTTAAATCGTACCTAAATCTATTTTCATCTACGACAGACGACATTATCATAGTATCTATAATTGTTCCGTGTACCGTGAGCCCTAGTCTTCGTAACCAGATTACATCGTACATGGCATTATGAAATATTTTATCTGCGTCTGTTTTAAGAACATCTTGAAACCAACCTAAAACTTTTTTACGTTCTAAGTTTGGACCATTCTCATGTGCTATTGGATAGTATCCAGACCAGTTTGATACAGCGATAGCTATACCTACAACATCACCGATACCTCTTGTGGCTGCTGTGCCTTTTGTTTTAAGATCAGGATCTTTTGTTTCTAAGTCAATCGCAATCTCATCGTATTTCGATAAATCAGGAAACTCATCCGGACACACCCATTCCGTCTGTGGTTTAAATATCGGTATCTGCATAGTCCCTCTCAAGAATCATTTCTAAATAATGTATCGCCTTCTTTATATCTTCCTGTCCACCTTTAGCAGAGTGTCTGCATATGTACTTTATAGCCGACCCTTCCGCGAAAGGCAACCTATTCTTGTTAATGAACTCACTCGGCTGAAAGGCCATTCTCTTGTAGTGAGATCCTCCTATTTGTTTTTTATATGTGTTCATACTTCCTCTCTATGTTTAAAAGTGGGAATGGATATACGTTGTGACCCTTCTTTTGTTCACCTGTATATATTATTAGTTTTTGTTTTGCTCGAGTTGTCCCCACGTAACAAACTCTAATTTCTTCATCTTCTTTCGCTGGTATCCCAGATTGAAATGCTTTGTAACACATCGCACCCCAATCAGAATTTATTATAACAACTTCTCTTTCCATACCTTTTACACCATGTATAGTGGAGACTAGTATATTAGAATCTAAGTTAGCATTTTTCTCCCAACATAATCTAACATATTCGTTGTAGTGATCATTATCATCAAACAAAGCACCTTTGTTATTTGGTGCCTTTATTCTAGTTGTTTCAAAATAAAAAACTTCGTGCCAAGGTTTGTTTATATCTGCTAATAAATAGTATCTGTCTTTTAATTCTTGATACGTAAAATATTTATCTTTATCAGCAAACTCTTTTGGACATGTTTCTTTTTTAGTTAAATAGGTTTTCTTTCCTTCTACTAATAAACCATCTATTAAACGAGCATACATCTGTATAACTTCTTTACCTCTAATACCTCTTCCTGATCTTAATCTTTGCCAGTTGTGTATGGTTACAATATCATTAGCATTGATACTAGTTTCTAATCCTGCATTCCTAGTATCTCTTGCTTTCTGTTTCCATTGTATACCTTCTCTCATTAAAAATTCTGTGAATGGTTTGCAGTTGTGCCAAGTTCTTGCACAAAAAATTATGCTTGAGTTCTCACGTATCATACCTTTTAACCTTTCAATGTTATCTAACATGGCTATGCTGCCGTGTCCTTTGCCTGAGCTAGCGTAGGTGTTACCCATTCTAGTATGTATTTCTGGTAAAATTTCTGTTGTTACAAAGTGGTGTATATTTGTTGGTAATCTGTACGATTTTTTTAAAAACTTTATATCTTCTTTATCACAAGGCCATGTTTGAAACTTATTAACTTCTGAGCCTTTCCACCCATAGATACCCTGGTCATCGTCTCCGACTAAATATAAATTATTACTTTTCTTAGATATTTTTTCTATGATAGCCCACTCTAAATCTGTTAAGTCTTGAGCTTCATCAACCATCACTGTGTCATAATTTTCAAACACTATTGAATCTGGTAAAGCCTTATATAACATATCTTCAAAATCAATTAACATGTTTGCTTTCTTATATTTTAAAAGACTTTCGTAAGCCCATTCTATTTCTGAATCTTTTAATCTTGCAAATCTGTAATCATTTGAGTTGTGTGCAAATTTTATTATAGACTTAGTATCATTAATTAACTTATGCCTAGCTAACCCTATAAGATTAAATATGTGTCCTAATTTTTTATCTTCTATCTCTGACCATCCTACACAGTCTTCTTCCGAAATAGAAAAGTCTCCATCAATAAATCTCCAGTTACTAGGATCTATTTTTAATTTACTTTTAAAATCTCTTTTAAATTCTTTTGTAAAAACACTTTTGTTTGTTAAATGATCTAGACAATATTTGTGTATAGTTTTTATTGCGTCTGCCTGCTCCTCTGAAAACTTAAGTTCGTCCATGCATTTTTCTCTTAAATTTTTTACAGTTGCTTTGGCAAAACCTATCATTAATACTTGATTAGGGTGTAGTTTTTCTCTAAACTTCTGTCCTAAAATATTTAATATTTCTGTGGTCTTACCACATCCAGGTCCACCTAATATTTTATATACTCTTGTCATTAAAATTCTGGCTCCGGAAACTCAACAGCTGTCTGTTTAATTTCATCTTCTTTCTCAAAAGTTTCTTCGTTCACAATGTATACCCATCTTTTTACATTACCCTCTAAATGTATCTTGTCTCTAGATATACCATCTATCGCTTTTAACATTGAGTGAGTGTCATTCTCACTAATACTCCAGTTTGCTAATTTTAAGTGTTTGTAAAAAGCATCAAACTGAAAGTATATAGATTTCTTTGACTTGTCGTAGTACGGAGAACCTCTAATTATTTTTTTCTTGTCGGTTGTTCTACGCATTTTAAAACAAAAAGAATCTAAGCTTTGCGTTAGTATATAGGTTGGTGTGCTCTCTTCCGGTGCATCTATCGGTGTAGCCTTCGTTTGTAAAGTTCGTATTTGTAGATCCCAGTTTTTAACTTTCGGTGGTGTTTTACCTGTCTGCTCTGTTGCTTGTTCTCTTGCTAGATCTTGTCTTACTAATTCTTTTGAAGTTAGTTTTACTACCTCACCATTAAAACCAAGATACCATGTCTTCGGAGTAAACTTTACGTAAGATAAAGGACCCAAAGCTATATCAAGGTTACCACCTGCACCTCCTACACCATGTTTTCTTAACATACATTGTTCTCTGTTACAGTGTGGCTTTAACCATTCTTGGTTACATCTATATGGATAATCTTTTTTATCCCTTGATTCTATAACTTTATTAACTTCGTTGTAACTTAGAGGAGGTTTAAAAAACTTATTGTTATAATCACCTGTCTTCTCTTTCCATTTTTCTCCATGTGCTAGCTTTACATATCTAGTCATGTCTAACATAACTTCATTTCTTTGTCTTTCTTCTACACCAAATCTAGATAAGGTTTGTAAACAAGGAGGTCCTTCTTTAAACCATTCACCACTATCACCTTCATCAATATTTGATTTTAATTTTTTAAGTTGAGATAAAGATACTTTGCTTTTTTCATACGCTGCAAAAAATTCTTGTATTGTTGCCGCTTCACCATTTTCCTTTATCATGTATCTTTCTGTTTTTTCTGCTTTGTAATAAGGTAAGTTAATCCAACTACCTGCAGAACCTTTATCTAAATCTATATATTTTTGTACAGGAAATATTTTATCCGGTTTACAACTACCAAAAACATTTTTAATACTGTGGAGTTTGTCTCTTAACAGTAAAGCTTTAACTGGTTTGTCAAGAAAAATATATACGTGTATGCCACCACTTTTTGACTTGAAAGGTACCATGGGAACGTTTATACTTTCAAGTTTTTTGAAAAGTTCTTTATAGTCTGGTTTGTAATCATCTAAATCTACAGAACCCCACGTACATTCACTGTTTTTATTTATTGGGCAAATACCTAAACTATCTGCCACAGTTACTTTATTGTTTGGCAGTTTAACTTCAAAAGATTCTCCATTGTAATGTGCTTTCCACATGTCAACGGTATGTGCATAGTTAGAAGTAAAAGATCTACCCGATCTTTTTTCTCCGTTACCATCTTCTTCTTTGTCTATAATATGGTAGCCGAATCTTTCTTCCAATCCATTAAATATATTTCTAAATTTCTCAACACTCATAATAATTCTGTGGGGGCGGATCCAGTCTCCCATCCCCGCCCCGCTATCTTCCAATGGAAGTCTTTAGTACGGTGAATCGGATTTGGATTCTTGTTCTCCGTGTTTTACTTTTACCTCACCCTTTGAAACGTTTGCTCCAAAGTCTTTGGCTATTTTGTAAATACCCGGATCACTGATTGGACCAACTCTAGATACATCCCAACCAAACCAAGTGCCCTTGTCGTTAGACTGCTGCACCGTTTTTAGTTTATAAATGTGGCTATATGTTGGCGGTGTGAACATACCGTTTTTACCTTGCATCTTTAAACCCATCATCATTGAGTTCCATTTTCTACTCACTTTTAATTGAGTAGCTTTCATGGATATCAACGCTGTTGTTGGATTATCACCAAGGATAACTACGAAGTGACTCGCTGTGTTTTCAAGATAGTTACCGCTTGGTAATCTGTCTTTATTAAACTTATCTCTTGTAGTTTGTGGTACGTCATCTCCAGCTTCATAGATTTTTACTGGAGCACCTTGACTCTCACCTCTATCTTGCCATTCGATGTACTGTCTTTTGTAGTGCACCGGAACAACATCTATCCCCTTTACGCCATCATAAATCTCGTTTGTCACGGTATTTATAATCATGCCAGGTTCTGCCCCCTCGACATGTTTAGCGTCCCTCTTGTTACATTCTGGGGATAATTGACCCAAGACTTTTAAAAACGGTAACGCAAGATCTTCTTGCGTCATGTTTAAGCCTTGGCCTGCATCAGCTTCAAAATTAACTGCAGCTACTGCATTTTCTTTTTTCTTTGCTACATTACTCATGTTTATTGTTTCCTTTTTATTGTTGTTTTATTTCCAATGAATACATTGAAAAGTTCCGTTGGCATGTCTTTACCTGCCTCGATACGTTCACGGACTAACGCTTTTAGGGTCATAGGTTCGACTTTCAGTTTTTGGACTGGTTCCAAACCATGACCCTTTGCAAGTTCGGCATAATCAGCCGCCTTGTTATCCTCGTTACGACCAAACGATACGGATATCTCATTTTTGATTATATCGCTTAAGCCATTCTCACGAAGCCAGTTAAACGCCGCTTCTTTATTTGCTTGTGTAATAGTGGCGCTGTAATTCGTTTTAACTTCTACAGAAGATCCATCCTGTAGTTTAAGAAAAGATAAACCCATTTCAGACAACATCGTAGGTATCACTTCACCTGATATGTGTTCTAAATGTTTTTTCTTTTGTTTGATTTGTTCTTCGTCCATCTCTATTGCTTTCTGGACGGCTTGCATTTCTTTTATTTTATCTGCAAGTTTATTTATATTAGTTGTTTTATCTAATACTTCTGTCTGATCTTTTTCAAAATCAATCGTCATTCTTTGCTCCTGTTCCGTACAAATCAATCTCTATTGGATAGTATCTTTTCTCTTGTCTATCCCACTTTAAAAGATTGTATCTGCCATTTGTTATATCTGATACCAAACTACAGACAACACCTATTATAGCAGGATCTCCTGTTAATAACAAGTGGTCGGTTGGTTTGAAATCTTTTAATAAAGTTTTTAGTTTGAAGATAAGTGGACCAGGTGAAAAAATCATTTGTGATCTTTCATCTAATAAAAATTTTAACTTACCGTATTCTGCTGCACCCATAATATTAAATTTAGGGCGGCCTTCTCTTGTGCCTGCAATTTCTTGCACAACATAAACAGTAGGTCTAGATATTTTTATATCTTTGTAATCCATACTTTCTTTTTCTTTCATGTTGACTTTATAATAAAATCTTATATATCTGTCAATAGAAAGTTATGAATTATAAA